ATCTGAAAAACTATTTTATAATCCTAATGCTTATAATATATTAGGAGTACCTAACGTATATGATAGGAACTCTAATCCACAGGTAGAATGTGGATTCTTTTGGGGTGCTTATCTAAATAGAAACAGATGTTATGATGAAAATCAAGGTGAGCCAGATATTATAAAAGCATTAATAGAGATTTGTACAGATAGATTTAAAGTTAAATATAGTTCTTCTGATTCATCTACTATTACACAGAAGAAAGCTGAAGAACCTATTACTCCTCAAGAAGCTATCATGCGTACAGAAGGTACTGTATTCCCTGTAGCAGACTTAAAGACATATTTTGAAGATATATATGTAGACAAAGAAAACTTCTTGTCAAACCACTATGTAGGGGATTTAATTACAGAATCAAATGGAAATATTAAATGGAAAATTAATTCTGATATAACTCCATTAAGAAGATATGACTTAGCTACTAATGATAAGACAGGAGCTGTTGAAATATTTGAAATGCCTAAAAAGAATGGTAATGGTATTGTATTTAGAGATAGGTATATAGCAGGCATTGACCCTGTAGATTCCGATACTGGAAATTCCCTGTATTCCGTATTTATAATGGACTCTTGGACAGATAGAATAGTTGCAGAATACACTGGTAGACCTAAACTTATAAAAGAAGCTTACAATATAACTATAAAGCTATTACTTTTTTATAATGCTGAAGCAAACTATGAAAGTAACCTAAAAGGCTTATTTACTCATTTCTCTAATAGGAATTGTTTATACTTACTATGTGATACTCCTCAAATTTTAAAAGATATGGAGCTAGTAAAACTTACTGGACAGTATGGTAACAAAGCTAAAGGTACACATGCTAGTGCAGCTATTAATAAGCTAGGTAGAGATTTACAAGCAGAATGGATGATGTCAGATTCTTATGGAGAAGATAATATATGGAATCTGCACAAGATTAGGAGTTTTGGTTATATAGAAGAAGCTATTAAATGGAATGCTGATGGTAACTTTGATAGGATCTCATCTATGGGTATGTTAATGATACTTAGAGAGGAAAGAAAGAAAAGAACTCAACAAGCAAAAGAAAATAAAGATAAGAAATTAAAGCAATTATCCGAAGATCCATTCTTTAGTAAAAACTATACTAATGTAAAAGATAGAGAAACTAAAAGAGCTATGGAAGGGTATTCAGATAATTAATAAAAATAATGAATAATTTTGTTAATATTATAAATAATATTATATTTGCAATAATCAAACTTTTAACATGAGATATAATAAACAACCATTACAAAGATTATCCTATAGAAAAAAAACTAAAGAGTGGAGGAAAGAAAATGTTGATGTAGCTGATAAGTTTTCTTTTTATCATAATGAATCTGTAAGACAAACTCTTAGAAATAAGATTATAAACTTAAATCTTTATAATGGTATAGTAGATGTTAGGGATTTAAAGGCAACAGTTAATCCACATGGTATGGAAGCTTCTTATATTCCTGATAATATTCCACATCATCCTATAATGAATGCTAAAGTAGATTTATTAGTAGGAGAAGAAATTAACAGAAGGTTTGATTATAAGGTATTGGTAACTAATCATGATGCTATTAGTAAAAAAGAAGAAGATTTAAAAGGACAGCTTAAAGAAAAAATGTTAGAGTACTTTGATAAAGAATACTCTAAAGAAGAATTAGAAGAAAAATATGCGGAGTTAGAAGATTTCCTTAAATATGATTATCAGGATATTAGAGAAAGATTAGCTACTCAAATATTACAACACTATTCTGCGGAACAGAACTTTCCAAGAATGTTTAATAATGGATTTAAGGATGCTTTGATTATGGCAGAAGAAATATATCAAATAGATATTGTTTCTGATGAACCTGAACTTACTAAGTTAAACCCTTTAAAAGTACACTGTGTTAGAAGTAGTAAATCAGATAAAATAGAAGATGCTAATTTAATTATATTAGAAGATCATTGGAGTCCTGGTAAAATTGTAGATACTTTTTATGAGGAATTAAAGCCTGACGATATAGATCATATAATGGAATATGCTTCTAAGCGTACTACTAATAACTATTCTGATGATGAAAATAATCATGTACTATTAAGAGATGGTTATGTAGGAATGGATAATGGTGGCAATGGAGTTGAAGACATGTTTAATATAGCTGAACTTAATGGTCATTACTTTGGTTCTGATTATACAGATGAAAATGGTAATATAAGAATATTAAGAGTATATTGGAAGTCACTTAAAAGTTAAAAGTAAATACTATGATGAATTTGGTGATGAACAATATAAGTTCAGATCAGAAGAATATATACTAAATAAATCTAAAGGAGAAGAAGCAAAAGATCTTTGGATTAATGAATGGTGGGAAGGTACTAAATTAGGTAGAGATATTTACATACAAATGAAACCTAGAAAAGTACAATATAATAAAGTTAGTAATCCTTCTTATTGTAATCCAGGTATAGTTGGAGAAATTTATAATACTAACCAAGGTAGGGCAGTATCACTAGTTGATAGGATGAAAAACTACCAGTACATGTATGATGCTATATGGGATAGACTAAATAAAGCTATTGCTACTAACTATGGTAAAATATTTGAATTAGATATATCTAAAATTCCAGACAACTGGGAAATGGAGAAATGGATGCACTTTGCTGTAACTAATAAGATTGCTGTAGTTGATTCTTTTAAAGAAGGTAACAAAGGTGCATCTACTGGTAAGCTTGCAGGTGGTATGAATAATATAGGAGGTAGATCTATTGATATGGAGACTGGTAACTATATACAACAACACATGAACCTTCTAGAATTCATCAAGATGGAAATGGGAGAGATTGCTGGTGTATCAAGACAAAGAGAAGGTCAAATATCTAATAGAGAAACAGTAGGAGGAGTAGAAAGAGCAGTTAACCAATCTTCTCATATTACTGAGTATTGGTTTAGTAAACACGATGATGTTAAACTTAGAGTATTAACAGCTTTTTTAGAAGCAGCTAAAATTAGCTTTAAAAGATAATAAGAAGAAAGCTCAGTTTATGTTAGATGATCAAACTATTAAGTTGTTAGAACTTTCTGATGATTCACTTTCTGAAGCTGATTATGGTTTAGTACTAACTAATTCTAGTAAAGCTACAGAGTTAGAACAAATTATGAAACAACATACTCAAGCTTTCTTACAAAATGGAGGATCTTTATCTACTGTTACTGATATATATTTTAGTTCTAGTATTTCTGAAATGAGAAAGAAATTAGAAAAAGCAGAAAGCAAAATGCAAGAAAGAGCAGAAGCTTCAAATAAAGAAGCTAATAAACTAGCTCAAGAAAAGCAAAAACAAGACTTTGCATTAAGTGAAAGAAAAGAAGATAGAGAAGATAGAAAAGTTGAGTTAGAAGATATTACTAATATAAGAGATAATAAAACTAAAATATTTATTAGTCAAAATAGTAATGAAGGTAATGAAGATGGAATAGATGATCCTATTGCAGAAGATAAATTAAACTTAGAAAGAGAGAAAGTTAGGGATCAAAAATTAAATGATATTAAGGAATTAGAAGCTAAAATGAAAATGCATAATGATAAAATGCAGAGAGAAGACAAAAAAATAGCTGTATCTAAGAAAAACAAAGTTACGAAATAGCTATGAATTTTAAAAAGGAATTTATAATAAATTTAATTATAAACTAAATATTCAGCATTAAAGTTGTATATTTGTATTAACAAAAAAATAAAGGGATGAGTGAAGAGAACGAATTTGATATGGGTATCTTTGGGGAAGAAGATAGTATTGAACTAAATTTAGAAGAAGATAACCCATTTGATATTAAAAAAGATATAGACGGAGAAGAGGATGATGCCTCTAATCCAGCTGATGAGGATGATAAAAAAACCTGAAGGCTCTGAAGAAGATGACCAAGAGGAAGAAGATGATGATCCAGAGAACGTAGTTAGCAAGAAAGATAAAGATGATGATGAAGAAGATGATCCCGATTCAGATGGTGACTCTCCCGAGATTTTTACTTCCTTTGCAACTATGCTAGCTGAAAAGGGATTACTTTCTTCTTTTAATTCTGAAACTGATGATATTAAGTCTGAAGACGACTTAACAATGTTATTAGGAAAGAAATTAGTACACAGAGCCAATCTTACCTAAAGAAAAATTAGGAGAAGAAGGGTTTGATGCTCTAGAGAAAGGAGTATCATTACAAGAATACCAGAATTACAAGAATACTGTAGATACTTTAGATTCTGTAGATGAAGAGTCACTAAGTTCTAATATGGAACTAAGTAAACAAATTATCTTAGAAGATTATAAGGCTCAAGGTATGTCTGAAGAGAGAGCAACTAGAATATTAAATAAATCTGTAGATTTAGGAGACGATTCAGTTTTAGAAGATGCTATAGAATCTCTTGCTAGTTTAAAGGAAACTCAAAAGGTAAACTTTGCTAAGCATGAAGAAACAAGAGAAGCAGAAAGACAAGATCAAATCAAATCACAAGAAAAAATTGATAATGATCTAAAAAATTCAGTATATAATACTGATGAAATTATTAAGGGTGTAAAACTTAATAAAGAAATTAAAGATAGAATGTATAGTACTATGACAGGAATTGTTGGTAAAAACCAAGATGGTATTCCTGAAAATAAACTAATGCAGCAAAGAAGATCAAATCCCATTGAATTTGATACTAAACTTTACTATCTTTATGAGATGACTAAAGGATTCTCAGATTTTTCTAAATTAATGAATACAACTGAAAGTAAAGTTACTTCTAACTTTGAAAAAGCATTAAGAAGTAATAAGAATTTTGAAAACTCAGGTTCTCCTGATTTTCTGAATGATAAGAATTCATATAATGGTATTGGAGACGAATTAAATATTTAAACAATTAAACAATTAAAATAAATAATAACTATGAGTATTGGAAAATTTGTAATGACAAAGGGAAAGTCTTGGTCAGGACTAACTCTTAAAAACCATATCGGTTCTATTTTTGGAGCTAAACCACAGTTGGCTAGTAAGCTAACTACTGTTTTACTTCAAAATGCGGGTATGAAGAATCTTGATACTACTTTATCTAAATTCCCAGAAAAAGTATTGGAAACATCCGATGATTTTGTATGGAAGTTAGTAGGTAGTGATGAAAGAAACATTCCTTTAGTAGAAGCTAGAGTAGATGGCGTAGTAGTAGAAGACACTGATACAGGTGTAGGAGCTATGAGAAGTGTAATAGAATTGGTATTTGAAGAAAAGATTTTCACCAAAGTACATGTACTAGGTGGTATCAGACCTGATGATTATCAATATAGACTATTAGGAGAACCTTCTGAAGAGGGTGGTGTTTATGTATATGAAGCAGAATTATTTGGCGGTGAAGAGAGTCTTGCTGGTGCTCCAGGAGATGAATTTGTACCAGGTAATGCATTTAGTATTGAATCCGCTTACGTAGAAGATGAACTTTCTACTGAAGGTGCAGGTATTAGCTTTACTTCTCCTTACTTAATGAGAAACTCTGTTTCTACATTACGTATGGAACACAAAGCATCTGGTGCAATGATTGATATGAAAACTAAGCCAGTTTATTTTGCAGGAATTGAAACAACTGATGGTACTGGTAAAGTACACAAGTCTGTAACATGGATGCAAGAAGTATATTGGCAATTTGAGCGTCAACTGTCTCGTATTAAAGCTAGAACTTTAATGTTTGGTAAAACAAACAGAGATACTAATGGACGTTTCCTTAATAAGGGCCCATCAAATATTGAAATTAAAGCAGGTTCTGGAATTAGAGAACAAATGGAAGTATCTAATACAACTGGATATGTTAAGTTTTCTATCAGACTACTTGAAGATATGTTACACGAATTATCTGAAGGTAAGCTAGATTTTTCTCAACGTAAGTTTGTTCTTAGAACAGGTGAAAGAGGAGCAGCTCAATTCCACAGAGCAGTAACAGCAGAAGCTTCTGGATGGATGGCAGTAGGATTTGATAATACAAATCAAAATGCAATTCAAAAAGCTAGTTCTAAGTTACATAGTAATGCATTCTCAGCTGGATTCCAATTTACAGAATGGAAAGCACCAAACAACATTCACGTAATGTTAGAGGTAGATCCTATGTATGACGATAAAGTTAGAAACAAAGTTCTTCATCCAGATGGAGGAGTTGTTGAATCATATCGTTATGATATTCTTTATATCGGAGATATGGATGAACCTAATATCCAAAAGATTAAAGTTAAAGGAGAAGAAGAACTCCGAGGATATAAAGGTGGTATTCGTAATCCTTTTACTGGACGTAGAGGTGGTGAAATGCAACACATGGAAGATTCCGCTATTATGACTGCAATGTGCATGACTGGTAGTATGGTTAAAGATTCTTCTAGAACTGCAACGCTGAAATTTAATATGGCAGCATAATATTGAAAGGCTTTTAGGAGTGTGCCATAAACGCTCCTTTTTTTTAAATAACTAAAACGTAAATAATGGCAAAGGAGAGTAAGGAAGAATTTGTTTTACCTTAACGAAAAAATAAGAGGTAAAATTTAATTTAAAAGGAAAAAAGGAAATGGCAGCACATGTGGAAGATAATCACATTATTGCTGGTGGTATGTTAGAAAATTACAGTAAAGAGATTTGTTGCTCCTGCTTTAAGAAGTGGAGTAGTTAAAAATTTAATTTACTCCTCAAGAAAAAGACTTTTTTAGTAAAAAGAAAACAGGATTAGAATTATCTGCATATTCAGAATTTTAGGTCATACACAG